TTATATGTTTAACTCGAAATTGTAATTCCATAGCTTTATCTATATCTTTTTTATTTAGCAACTTAATCTGTTGTTTAATATTATCTTTTTCTTTCATTAAATTTGGAATAATAGTGTCTTCTAAATTGGTAAAATATTCCATCATTTGATCGTGTTTAACGTCAATTGTAAAGTTCTGTGATGTCATTTTATAAAATATGTAAAAAGTGGTTTATATATTTTATTAATAAATAACTTTATTATATATATGCCTCCAAAAAATAAAAAAGTATATAAATCAGATAGAAAAACACAAAAACTAAAAGGTAAATTAGAAAAAGATAAAAATAAAACACGAAAAAATAGAGTACCTCGGGAGAAACCAATGTCTAATGACGCAAAAAAATTATTAAAATTGTTATTGAGAAAAGAAAAAGACCAAAATAATTTAGTTAGTGAAAAGCCAATTAAATATGAATATAAATTTGAAGGATTTAAACCAATTGAAAATATAGATATAAAAAAATACAATTCACTTGGAAAATTAATGAATGCTTCAGCAAATGAATTATTTAAACTATTATTTAAATTCTATCCATCTGGTAAAATATTTGCGAAAACAAATGGCGATTTTGAGTTATACAAACAAATTGATAATTCTAGACAATTGTGGGAATTAGCAAGCCCTACAACACAGTGTAATAATAGTATAGGAAAAGTAGATCTTACTAAAACTTGTTATATTTGTGGTTTACCTTTAGGTATAGGTGCTGCTTCTTTTTCATCTGAATGTGAGCATATTCTACCAATTTCTCAAGCTGTATTATTTTTACAACTGTATCATACTAATATAGATAAAAAATTTTCTGATCTATATAAAAAAGAATACGCTTGGTCACATTCATGTTGTAATAGAGTAAAAAGTGATACATCATTTGTAAAATATAATGAAAAACAAAATAAATTTGTATCTGATGATGTATCTACACGACAAATTTTAAATTCTATATGGGAATCAACAAATATAAATTGTAAAGTTATAACTCCAATATTAACAAGAAAATATAAAAAAAATGAATGGTTAACCGAAAGAATAAAATCAATTAATGAAAATCAAGTATATCCAATAGTTGAACATTTAAATAAACAACAACAACAAGCACCAAATTTATTTTTAATGTCATATTTAGCATCAGCATTATCTCAACCAGATCAACAAATTATTACAATTATAGAAAATAAATTAGAACCTATGATAAGATATTCTGATGATATAATTGTAAGACATGAAGCAATTACAGATATTTTAAATAGTTTTAAAGAATTTTTCGAAAGCAAAAAAAATGAAATGTATGGTAAGAATCCACAAACTTCTACATTAGGAATGAAAATAAGAGAAACTATGGAAAATATATTTAAAAAAATCTTACCTGATTATAATGAAAAACCAGATGATATATTTGTTTTATTATTTAACCTATTAGTTAACTTAGTGAAAACAAATCAAGATATAAATCTTAGTTTTATTAATTATGTTATGCAAGACAATGATTATCATGATATTAGTTCTGATAAAGTAGAAAAATATTCCAACGGAAAAGAATATATGAAATATAAAATTATAAAGTTATTAAAAAATAATTCTATAGAAGAAGTACAATCCAGAAGGAGAAAAGTTAGTGGATTTGTAGATTTTTTGGATGAACAATTGAAAATATTTGATACTCAATTTAAAGAAATACCAATAAATTTAAAATTAATTAACGATTGGAAAAAAAATCCAAAAAATTTCATTATGAAAGGAACAGATACAGTAGAAGACGATACACTGAAAGATAATGTATTTTTTCAAAATTATAAAATGTACAATATAGAAGATACCAATATCAAAGAAAAACCTGTACAACAAGATACAAATATTGATTTACTTATTAAAGAAATGTCTAGATATCCTGATGCTGTTGATGATAATAATGGAGAACAAGATAAAGAAACCGTATTTTCATTTGATAAATAAAACGTTAAAATTCGCATAATAAAACATTTACTTATTTTATTATGCAACAAGTAAATACAGAAGTAAAAAATGTACCTGAAAATATAAAAATTAGCCATAAAAAATTTCAAAAGATGTTGTTTCTTCATAATGCTATAGAGAATGGTTGGACAATTCGAAAAACGGAAAATCATTATATTTTTTCTAAGAAGCATGAAAATAAAAAGGAGGTTTATCAAAAAGCGTATTTAGAGAAATTTGTCTTAAGTAATCAAGAAGTTGATAACATAATGGATTATAATTAGATGATATATGCTAATAAAAATATATTTTTTAAACATTTTTAATTTGTTATGTATATCCGTGTATTGCTTTTGTCAAAAGTCAATAGTTTATATACTTTAGGATTTTTAGTTAATTTAATGCATTTTTCTGAAATTTTTTTCTTTTACTATATTATATAACTATGGGTGGAGCTTTAATGCAACTTGTCGCTTACGGTGCCCAAGACGTGTTCTTGACCGGTACCCCTGAAATTACTTTCTGGAAGGTGTCTTACAGACGCCATACCAATTTTGCTATGGAATCAATTGAACAAACATTCTCTGGCCAAGCCGACTTCGGTCGTCGTGTAACATGTACTATCAGCCGTAATGGTGATCTTGCATACCGCACATATCTTCAAGTAACTCTTCCTGAAATCGCTCAAGGATCAAACCCAACATGGGCTCGTTGGTTAGATTTCCCAGGTGAACAACTTGTTTCTCAAGTAGAAGTAGAAATTGGTGGTCAACGTATCGATCGTCAATATGGTGACTGGATGCACATCTGGAACCAACTTACTCTTTCTGCTGAACAAAAATCAGGATACAACAAAATGGTTGGTCACACCAGTCAATTAACATATCTTATGGATTCTGATTATGCTGCTGTTAGCGGACCATGTGCTGGAACAGGTGCTCCTGCTCAAGTATGTGCTCCACGTAAAGCACTCCCAGAAACCACACTTTATGTACCTCTTCAATTCTGGTTTTGCCGCAACCCAGGTCTTGCTCTTCCTCTTATCGCTCTCCAATACCACGAAGTTAAAATCAACATTGACTTCCGTCCAATTGGTGAATGTTTATGGGCTGTATCAGGATCTGGTGCTTTAAGTGCCGCCACATCACACACAGCTTCTTTCCAAAACTCACTTGTAGCTGCTTCCCTTTACGTTGATTATATCTTCCTTGATACTGATGAACGTAGAAAAATGGCACAAAACCCTCATGAATACCTCATTGAACAAGTTCAATTCACAGGTGATGAATCAGTTGGATCATCATCAAACCGTATCAAATTAAATTTCAATCATCCATGTAAAGAACTTGTATGGGTTGTACAACCAGATGCTAATGTAGATTACTGTGACTCCCTTGAAGCTGGTAAAGATTTACACGCTTTATACGGTGCTCAACCATTTAACTACACAGATGCTCTTGATGTACTTACAAACTCATTAACTGCTTTCACAACATCTGCTGGTGCTTCAGCATTTGTATCAGGTAACTCTTTCGTTGATCTTTCCAACAGTCTTGGTACTGTTGGTGATGCTGCAACATTCGTTCTTGGTGAAGCTGCTCTTGACATGCATTGTTGGGGTGAAAATCCAGTTGTAACAGCCAAATTACAACTTAATGGACAAGACCGTTTCTCAGAACGTGAAGGTTCATACTTCGATGTTGTTCAACCATTCCAACACCACACTGCTTCTCCAGATTCTGGTATTAATGTTTACTCATTTGCTCTTCGCCCAGAAGAACACCAACCATCTGGAACATGTAACTTCTCAAGAATTGACAATGCTGTCTTACAACTTGTCTTAAGTTCTAACACTGTATCAGGTTCAAACACTGCTAAAGTACGTGTCTATGCTGTTAACTACAATGTATTACGTGTTATGTCAGGTATGGCTGGTGTAGCTTACTCAAATTAAGTCAATTATTGTCTTATCAAATTTATTTGTTAGATAATTTTTCGTATTTAATATAAAAAAAATAACTTAAAATTTATAATTTATTTTTTGAATTTAATAACATAGGTTTGTAAATATTAATTATTTAAGTATTGAAAAACATAAAATGAATAATATGTAATATTCATGAAGTGTGTTGAAATTAATAATTTAACTTTTAAATATGAAAATACGGTAATATTTAAAAATTTTTCATTAGATTTACATTCTAATAATTGTTATGTATTGTCTGGATTAAATGGTTGTGGAAAATCTACATTACTTAAGATAATCGGTGGTAAATCATTATGTGAGTCAGACAAGGTAAAGGTACTTTCAAAAGATCCATTTAGAGATACAACACTTAATAATGATATTACATTTGTTAATAATGATTGGGGTACACGAACAGTTGCTTATGCTGGATATAATATGCCTATACAATCAAGTTTAAAAGTGAATGAAATGATGGTAGCATTAAAAAAACAATTTCCAGAACGAAATAAAGAATTACTTGACGTTTTAGATATAAATCCAGAATGGAGCTTAAATGGTGTTAGCGAAGGACAAAGAAAGCGTGTACAATTATATTTAACTTTATTGAAACCATTTAAGATATGTCTTCTAGACGAAATTACAGTGAATTTAGATTTACTAGTTAAGGATAAATTTATGAAATATCTTAAAAAGGAGACATTCGAAAGAGAATGTTGTATTGTTTATGTAACACATATATTTGATGGATTAGAAGATTGGGGTACTCAATTGATTTATTTAAAAAGGAATAAAGAAATTGAAATCACAAATATTGAAAATATTCCCAATATTTATAAGCATCTTTTATCAAAATTTAAACAAGAAAACACATCCGAATTAGAAAAAGAAGCAAATAGTTATACAAACACTCCTAAAAAAAATGCCGGAGGTTATTCAAATGGTGTTTTAATAAATTTAAAATATAATTGAAATAACAAAATTATAGTTTATACAAAATATTTATTTTTTATAAGGTTTATACTTAACACTCATTACTTTCCCCAACATAACAAGTTGATTTGAATCCATTACAGCAACACGTCCAAGTCCTTGACAAGAATCAAATGATTCTAAATATAAAGGTTGTTGTGGACTGAATTCAACTTCAGCAGATTCACCTCTTTCTAAAAATGGTGGATCTTCTTGTTTTTCATTACCAGTTTTTTTTCCCGTTTTCCACATAATTTTTGTCATTTTACAAGCAGATTTTGCTGTACGAATATGTACACAAGGAGAGAATCCTGGTTTTAATTGTCCTGGATGTTCTTGAACAACAATTTGTGCTACAAAACTTTCTACAGCTTCTAATACTTCTTCTTTTTGTAATGAAATAACATCACCAACCTTAGGCATATTTGTTTTATCTAGACCTTTAATGTTCATACCAACATTATCACCAGGTTTAGCATTAGGCCATGTTTTATGATGCATTTCAATACTGAATACTTTAAGATTTTCAATTCCACGAGGAGCTACTCTAATAATATCACCAGCATTTAATGTTCCTTGTTCAATGCGACCAGTAATAACATCACCAACACCTTTAATTTTATAAATTCCATTAATAGGAATACGTAATGATTTATCAGGGAAACGTTTAGGTGGACGTGCGATTTTTTCTAAAGCATCATATAAAGTAACACCTTCAACAACTTCATCTTTTGAAATGTTAGCTTTCCATCCTTTATACCAAGGCATTTTATCAGTTTTTTCAACTAAATTTTCACCTAAAAATCCAGAATAAGGAATAAAAGCTACTTGTTTTGGTTTAAATCCGGCTTGTTGAATCATCTTTGTCATTTCTTCTTTAATTTCATTGAAACGTTGTTCAGACCAATCACAAGAATCCATTTTATTAACGCCAACAATTAATTTTTCGATTCCTAATAAACCTAATAAACGAGCATGTTGACGTGTTTGTCCTTGTACCTCCCCACTTGAATGGTCACCACGAGCAATAGCAGTTTCAAAACCTCCCATTTCAGCTGGAACCAATAATAGTGCAACATCCGCACAACCAGCACCGGTGATCATATTTTTAACATAATCTCTATGACCAGGTGCGTCTACAATAGTATAATGATAAGTATCAGTGAAAAATTCTTTAGTGGTACAGTTGATTGTAACACCTCTTTCACGTTCAGCTTTATCCTTATCCATATAATAAGCAAAAGCAAAGGAACTTTTACCTTGAGCATCGGCTTCTGCTTGTAATTTTTCCATATCACGAGAAGAAATACCTCCTAATTTAAAAATTAAATGACCAGTTGTTGTCGATTTACCAGCATCAACATGTCCACATACAACTAATGAAATATGTTCTTTTGCTAATTCAGTCATAACAATATAACAGTATAATGCTACAATTCTTTATGTTTTTTTATAATATTATTTTAATTATTAAACTGACTAGATTATATTTTATATAAAATAAAATATAAACATAAACGAATAATTATTATTAATGTCTTTAAGAACAAGTAATACACAAAATGATTTATTACTAAATAGTTTATTAAATTATTATGAAGATGATAATAAATTAAAACGTCTCATTTCAATTATAAATGGAGAACATCGCATTTCGTTACGTATTATAGATTGGTTTGTAACAAATTATGCGAAACAACAGTTTGTTGTATATATAATTGATAATAGACGTTTTAAAGTATTTCATGAATATAAATTAAAATTAAAAGCATATTCAAAAAAAAGATTTGATCCATTTTGTAGATGGGAAAGAATTGCTATTCCCTACGACGATGATACTAATATGGAAACTACAATAGGTCAATTAAATTTTTTTAGATGGGCTTTTGATAATTTAATTATTGAATATATAAATGATAATTATGAACAAATAGAAGAAGATATGAATCAACGTAATAGTAATTCTAGAAAAAAGCATGATTCTTCAAATAATACAAAAACGAGAAAAAAAAGAGAAGAATTATCTATTTCAGCTTGTAAATGTATCAAAAAGGAAGATGTTCATATAGTTGTAAAATTTTCATGAATATAATTTTATTATATTTTCTATAGAATCTTTTGAATGATATATAATTTCTTGTGGACTGTCAATATTTCCGTCCACATGTAGTACTGATTGTTCAATGGGCATTCCTGTTAACCATTTTATATGATAATCGTGACATTTTTTTAGATAATCTATTTGAATTTTGTCTTCTCCATCTCTATCTCTTTGTTTTATTCTTTGAAGGCATTTATCTGGGTTAGTATTAATAAATATAATACCTTTGTGTTGAAATTCATTCTTATAGATATTATAATATTGTAAATATATTTTATAATTTATAGATTCCATATTACCATCATCATATAACATCTTTGCGAATATATTACAGTCTGCTTCCAATGACCTTTCACAAATAAATATTCTAGCAGAGGGTTTATTTTTCAAGGCAGTTCTGAATTTATGAACTCTCGTAGCAAACGCCATCACCTGAAATGAAAATGCATATTCTTTTGGATTTTTATAAAACTTTGTTAAAATATCTTCATTATCATCTCCTTTTATATCTCCCCACATATCAACTGGTTCTTCAACAAAAGTTATTAACTCGTCATTAGCATAGTGTTGTTTTAAATAATTCAATATTGTAGATTTTCCAGCTCCGATATTACCCTCTATAGAAATTATCTTGATTTTATCCATAATATAATATAATAGAATATATTATACTTTAATAGTTCTTTCAATTTTACAGTATATATGTTGGTTTATACAACAATATATCTTTTACAGTACTTGTAGTCTTAAATAATTCTTCACCATAAATATCTTGTAATAATAACCATTCAAATAATCCACCACTATATAGATACACATTTGTAAATCCTAATTTTAATAACTGTGCGGCTTTGCTATCCGATGATTCATCACATGAATTTTTCCCATAAACAACTATTTTCTTTTTATAATTATATTTTGATATGTATTCGTTTATAATTGTTTGTTCTTCATTAATAGATATAGTATTTTTTATTAAACACATTTGTTCGTGTGAAGGTAATGTATTAACTATAATATATTCTCTATTATTGATTATATTTTGTACATCTTGATATCCTATCTTTGATATTTTTGATGAAAATAAATAATTGATCATTGTTTGGATATATATAGACATAATAATCCTTTTATGTGTATTAATTTTAAAAATTGATTAAAAAGTTAATATGTATATATATATTAAATAAAGAATGGATTTTACACAGTCAAAACTATCAAAAAAAGAATGGGAATCAATAGAAGCAAAAGTTTCTATTGAGGAACATAATATATTAAAAATGATTAATAGTGGATATAATAATATTAATATCAATCAAAATAAGCATAATTCTATTATAAATTATTTAAAAATGGATGAAAGCGATAATATACACAACATATTATATAATAATTATTTTAAACAAGATATAGAAAAAAATATAAAAAAATATGGTAATTTTGAATTTGAATTACAGACAAATAAGCTAATAAAACTTACCAGCATTGATAGAATTCGAATAGACAATTTAAGTGAAAATATATCAAAAAATAAAGATAAAATATTCGAATTCTTATTAATTGAACTATGTTACAATATTTTAAAATATCATCATAAACAAAAATCTAGTTATGTTTCTTATTTATATTCATTAATACATCTTATGAAATGTTCTATTAATAAAATTAATATTAATGTTTTGTCCTATGTAAATAAAGTAATAGACACATATTCAAAAGATATTTCCACAGACCATATATTGAAAAATGCTAATTTATATATTGAAAAAAATGAATATATTATGAAATATCAAGATTTAAAATTATTTTCACATCAGAAAGAAATATATTCTGTATGTAAAATAAATCATGATAATCCAAAATTAATACAATATTGTGCACCTACTGGTACAGGTAAAACATTGACCCCTATTGGATTATCAAATCAATATAAAATAATATTTGTATGTGTTGCTCGTCATATTGGATTATCATTAGCAAAATCCGCAATTAATATGGATAAAAAAGTTGCTTTTGCTTTCGGATGTAAAACCTCATCAGATATTAGATTACATTATAATGCTGTAAAAGAATTTGAAAAAAATTACAAAACAGGTGGTATATTTAAAGCAGATAATTCAGTTGGTGATAAAGTAGATATTATTATTTGTGATGTGATGTCATACTTGATAAGTATGAATTATATGATGGCTTTTAATTGTAAATCTGATATTTTGACATTTTGGGATGAACCTACTATAAGTATGGATTCTGAAAATCATGAATTACATGACATTATTCATAAAAATTGGGTTGAAAATGAAATACCTAATATGGTATTATCATGCGCAACATTACCGCATAATGATGAAATTCAAAGTGTTATTCAAGACTTTAGAGGTAAATTTGATAATTCCCGAATATTTAATATTAACAGTTATGATTATAAAAAATCAATTCCTATATTGAATAAACAAAATTATTGTGTTTTAATTCATAATATGTATGAAAATTATGATGATATGATTAATTGTGTTAACTATTGTAATGAAAATAAGACATTACTTAGATATTTTGATTTACAGAAAGTTGTTGAATTTATTTATATGGTTCAAAAAAAAAATATATTAGAAGATGACATGAATGTGGAAGTATATTTTGAAGGAGCTATTTCAAATATAACAATGAATACTATCAAACAATATTACTTAGATATTTTAAAACTAATTCCAAAAGAAGAATGGAGAAATTTATACAATATTATGAAACAGTATGAGAGTCCAAAATTTGGAGATATTATTACTCGAACTACATCAATAGATAGTATTAATAACAGCAATAATTTGAATAATAATTTAGAATTGAAAAGAACGTACAGTGTATTTAATGAAAAACCGACAAAGAAACCAAAAGTATCAAATAGTGGTGTATTATTTACCACTCAAGATGCTCATACGTTAACAGATGGTCCAACTATCTATTTATGTGATGATGTCAACAAAATAGGTAAATTTTATTTACAACAATCCAATATTCCTAATCCAGAATTTCAAAAATTATTGACAAAAATTACAAAAAATAATGAAATTACTGATAAAATACAAAACTTGGAAAAATTAATTGAAAATGAAATGGAAAAGAATGAAGAAGGTGATAATGGAACAGAAAAAGTACAAAAAGAAAAAATGAATAATGAATGTAGACAAATGGTTGCGCAAATAAATAAATTACGCAAACAAGTATTATTAATTTCATTAGATTATAAATATATTCCTAATAGTCGTCACCATCAAAATTTATGGTTAGGTGATGATTTTGTTGAAAATGCTTTTACTCCACATATTGAAGAACACCAAGTCAAACAAATTCTATTATTAAAAATAGATAATTATTTAAAAGTATTATTATTAATGGGTATTGGAATTTTGATGGATAATGTAGAACCTGATTATATTGAAATCATGAAATCATTAGCACAAAATCAAAAATTATATATTATTATAGCATCTAGTGATTATATTTATGGAACAAATTATCAGTTTTGTCATGGAATTATTGGGAAAGACTTAACAAATATGACACAACAAAAAACAATACAATCATTAGGACGTGTTGGTAGAGGAAATATTCAACAAACATATACTGTTAGATTTAGAGATGATAATATGATTAAAAAATTATTTGAAAAACAAGAATACAACTTAGAAGCAATTAATATGAATAAATTATTTTCATCAGAATAAATTAATAAATAAATATAAAATTATTTAATTATGAAATATAAATTATTTTTTATGATATATCCTTTTATACGTAATAATATGATTCATAAATCAACAGCCATGTTAATACCGATTCATGATTTAAATACAACAGTAATAACTGAAATAGCTAAGAATGTGAGAGTTGTACCTACAGTAACAGCATTAATTTTAATTACTGCTGGCTTTAAGATTATGGAAAAATTAAATTTATACACTGAACTATTACCTTTTTTTTATTGGAAATAATACCTATCTTCAAAATTATATAAATGTAAAGCATATTTATATTATTATGTTGTTTATAAATCCACCATTTGGAAATTATTTGAATTTACCAAATACTACCTCTATTACGGGAAGTTTTACATTACAGCCTAGAGAAGGGTTAATAATGCAAATTATAAAAACATTAAGATATTCTTTTGAATATAATGGTTGGGTAAACAAAATTGGTTTAAAAAATAAAGGTATTGATTGGGCATTAACAAATATAGACAAAAATAATATTATTTCAGTTGCTATTTTACATGAAAAGGAAATACCATTATTGAATAATAAAATACCTATGGATAGAAGCATAGAATTAAATGTAAGTTGTCCAAATGCTGAAAAAAAGATGATTAATTCAGGATTAGCTTGCTTTCTTAATGACAATCGAAAATGGTGTATAATTAAAGTGTCTCCAAAAACAACCCACGAAGAGATAGATAATTATTACAATATGGGATTCAGACAGTTTCATTGTTGTAATACAATACCTGTTAAAGAAGGTGGATTAAGTGGAAGTTCATTGATTCCTTATACAAGTGAAAAAATAAGTTATTTAAAAAAGAAGTATCCAGAAACTACCATCATTGCTGGAGGTGGAATACAACATTATAATGATATATTACATTATAATTACATTGGAGCGCATCATCATTCAATATCTACATTATTGTTTAATCCATACGGGTTTCTTAAATTGTATTATAAATACAATGTAAAAAAATAAATATTATATATTATTTATTCATAATATATGCTATGAAAACCTGGTGGAATTCTAGTTTTTATTTCTTGTTTATGAATAACTTTATCGTCCATATCAATTAAAGCAATATATGAATGTTTGTCGTCATTTACAAATGAAAGCAAATATTCAATATTGTCTATTGTAACTACCTGAGGTTCTGAATTTCCATATAAAGAATCTTCCAGTAAATATATTGATGGTATACTATTTACAAAATTAAATGTATTTATTTTCGTATATCCTCTAATATATCCTGTAGATGAATCAAAAATAGTACAATAAACTATATTTGGATTTGTATTAGATTTTATAGGGAAATCCAAATTATAAGGGAAAGATACTGGTAAATTTTCCATGTATTGATTATCTATTATTTTTGTAGTAGAATATACTTTATCTAATTCTATTTGTTTTAACCTTAGCTTACCTCTAATAACTTTTTCTGTATTTTCTACATTTTCTAAGTCTACAAAATCATCCATATATAAATTATCCATTACACATGCAAATATAATGAATTTATTATGTGTTTCATATGAATTTGAAAAATGAAAGATGAAAAAATTTGAATCAAAATAAAACCATCTTGGTTCTTCTTGTTTTTCAACATTTATAACTCCGAAACGCGTTACACCATTTTCTTTATCAAAATGTAATGGTAGATGCCCTTGTAAAATCAAATTCACATCATATTTTAAAGGCATATCTGGAACGATTATATTATTTCCTGTAAAAGCCACATCATGTGTCATTCCATTATTTATTAAATTAAAGTTTTGTTGCGAAATTAATGTCATATTCTTAGAAAATGTGTTTAATATAAAACGTCCATAATTAAAATCATAATTATTATAACCATATAAATATACTTGATTTCTCAATTTGTCTTTAATTGGATGAGCGGTAGTACTTTTTATTGATGGATAATGTAATCTTTGTACAGTTGATATATTACATGTTGATCGGTCAATGTCTAGTTGATAAGGCATGTCTCCTTCATGTAGAGCATATGTTATATTATTCCAATTAAAAAGAGCAGTATTAGCAGTGCCTCTTGCTGGAGGTAAAAATCCAAATATTTCCATTACCGAATATTTTAAAATATTAATTAAACCCTGCCATCCTTTTAATTCACCAAAATATAAATACATTTTTTTATTCCATTTATCTTCTACTTGTAATCGTTTAGTTTGTACCCATTTGTTTTGATATGTCATTGAATTATTGTTGAAGAAAATACCGTGTACCATACCATCACCATCAAACCAATGATAATCATCATCATCTATATGTTTTGGGTTTGATCCTATTTGACCAAAAAAACCAGTTAATTGATTAAATAAATTATAATTATGTTCTATTGTAATTGTTTT